AGCATTACTGTTTCCTCCTTTGTGCCACTCATCTGTCATCTCGTCAGCACCATAAATGCCCGAACATGGGGCTACAAGGGCAAGGACGCCCCTTACATGGAGCCTTTTCCAAGCCATCTCTGGCGCGTGAGTGCGCTCCGGCGTGTTCTTCGACCCATCAAAGCGGCAAGACCCAATCTCTTGAATCGTCGTGGGGCTACCACCTTCTGGAGTCAAGGTGAACTTGCCTCGATAAGCGATGGAAATCGGAAGAATGTCACAATCTGTGACCTCCATCGTAATGCCTGCCGCTTGGGCAATCTTATGGGCTCCAGCTTTGGTTATACACCAAGTGTTGTGGAGTTTGTAAAAGTCATCGTATTTGCCTTCTTGAAGCTTAAACTGAGCCTTGAGGATATCTACTTCTGCTTGGGAACTCATTATTATCTCTTTGTATTCTTTTGGTTAAGGGGGGGTATACAGTTAACTGTATACTGTTTACTGTTAACGAAGAACATTTTTAAAAATGTAATTCTGTGTGCTGTTTACTGTTTACTGTTTTCATGTAGACCAGTTTAAGAACCCTTGGAAACCCGTGTCAAGTGTTCTTTTCTATGGCCTCCCAAACCTTCTTTGCGTTTTTGAAGGGCTCGACAAAGATGAGACGCAGCCAACACAACATGAGGGAGAATGGGACAACGGTCACCCCAACAAGTAGTGTTGAGAAAAAAGCGGCGAGTGAGACGATGTATTTCAATTTCTTAAAACTTTTTTTCAGTCAACAACATTTTTTGGTTCAGGAGAGGGGGTCGTGGAGGTGGGGGTGCCTGGTGGAACCCCTTGCTCATGTAATTTAGGGCGACCTCGGCGAAGGCGGGGCTTGCCGAGTTGGCGCGTGGCATCCTTTACGGAGATGCCCTCATCAATCGTGTAAAGATCGTCAAGGCTCAAACCGAGAAGGTGAGCAATGAGAGCCGATGTGGGACCACTAGGGGCACGGTGCCCATTCAGGATTTGGTCCACCTTCGGGTTTACATTCCAAAGCTGGAGCATCCTTCGCAAATAAGCGGCGTTCCAGCCCTTCTCTTCTAGGGATTCACGCATCTTATGGGGATTAAAGGTTGCGGGGTGGTCTTGTTTTGTTCTTCTTCCGGGCATTAGTTGTCTGTTTCTGTAACTCGGAATGACCGAGTTGGTGTTTGTTTAGTGAACTCTGATGCGAGATCGGGATGGGCCTTTTTAAGGGCGCTTGTGTTAAGGGTGTTGCGTACAGAAGGTTTCCACGAAACGCGGATTCCCCCGCCAGCAGCTAAGGTGTATTCACCCATCTTTTCCTCTAAAAGCGTTCTGGCATCACCCAGACGCGACTTGGCAATATCCATGTCGGACTGAGCTTGCAGATATGCTGTGGCGGCGCTGTTCCAGTCGGAATCGCCGCTCATGTCTATGGGTTGGGCACCACTTTCTTCCTCCTCTAAACCCTGGATTTGGCAAAGAGTAGACCAAGGACACCGTTTACAACGACGGTCGTTGCTGGGAAGTCGCCTTAGACTCTCTAGTGCGTGATCCATAGATTCTGGAGCGTCACCTTGGGCAACCCATGACTGGCGTCCGTCTTGTACGGCGGACCAAAAGTCCAAAGAGGCGTTCTTGAGCCGAGCAAAGTGGCCTTCCGTAAGCACCACCTTGACGCAGAAGGTCTCCCATCCGTCAGGCCAAAGGTAGAAAAGGTGGCCGTCTACGAGGTCAGTAGCCATCAAGTACCACAAAACTTGGTCAATATGCTGAGGATGACCTCCCATCCTTACCGCCTTAGAGAACGACCACTTTCCAGCAGTCTTGATTTCCAAAATCCCCTCAGGCGTCTCGTCCTCCCTACATAGGAGGTAATCGGGAGTTCCTCCCATCCAAGGAAACGGGGCTGTTTCCGCAAGATCCAAGACGCTCTCAGGGGTTTCAGCCACCTTTTGAAGAGAAAGCGGCCCACACAAGCCTTTATCCTTAAAGACTTTAGCCGCGACGGGCTCAAGGATATGTCCCCTCTGCATAACAGGGGTCTCCTTTTGCTCCCATGCACCGGGGACGCCCACTTTTTCATACCAAAGGGCTCTGGCACAACCATAGGGATTGTTTCCCACAATCGTTCCTATATCAGACCCACCGATAAATCTCTTTCGAGTTTCGAGCCACTCTTTGCGCGGTGTGGTTAACTGGGGGTTGGCGTCTGTCATGACACTCAACAGTACAAAGTGGACACAAAGCCGTCAAGAAAATAAATAAAAAAAGGAGGCTTTGAGTACCGTCCGAGAAAGCCAGAGAAACTCGTCCCGATCTCTTGTCGTGTAGGCGGATCTGGACAGCCTGGGGAGGGTGGTCGGCTCGGGTAGGTCAATGAAGGCCACAACAATCCCGAGTAAAACTCTAAGGAGAGGGAGGACAGAAAGCAACCTCCTCTGCTTGCCTTTGCCTGCTTTCGCTACGGATCTTCCATGCGAACCAACCGCCCATAGAATATCCGTTCAGAAACCTATGTCAACCAGATTTTCCCTGCTTTCTGAGGAGCCCTCTTAGGAAAGAGCGACCTGGCGCCTCCTCGTCTGTTACGACGAGGGCCGGCGGGGGCGCCTCGACAAATACAAGAGAGCCACAGACAGGGCAAGTTTGAGGCACAATTGAGGCCATAACCCCAGGTATGGCGGTCCCAACAATTGTATGGTCCAAGTGATTGTGGTTTTTTCCACACCGCCATCTTAGTCTTACCGCGTAGTCCTTTGCTAAGTCTTCCATGATGACCGCATCATAGAACATCTCCTAAGTAATAAAAAGCGGAAGATAGACTTGGACTTAGACCGAAAAAGGGTCACTCTAACGCCATGCCGAAACATAAGTGCCTTAAGAAGTTCACGGAAGCCCAAGACTTGGGCGCAGACGCATACCGTTCCGTTCGTGGAGCGGGACGCCCAGTTATTTCCCCTCTGTCCGCCGAGGAGAAGAAAAACCTCGCCTATTCGCTCGGCGTCCCTGCTGAAGGAAGCGGGGTTCCAGGTGCTTGGCAATACGGTGACGAAGACCGAGTCGTCGCCATCCCGTTTACAGATGAGAGTGTGGACCGTCACGGAACCGCCTTCCTTTCTAGTGGATGGGAGTTTAGTGAGTATTTACGAAATCCAGTCTTTCTGGATGGTCACGATCAGGAGAAGCCACCTTTAGGTATGACTCTGGCAATCTCGCCAGCAGCCATCAAGGGAAAGGGAGGAGAATCACGGTCAGGATATGTGGCCCATGTACTGTTTAGCCGTGAAGACTTGAACCCGAACGCAGAGTTGGTATACCGCAATTGGATTGCTGGTCGCGTTCGGGGGTCTTCGGTAGGGTTCCGTCCCTTGGAAATTCGCCCTGCTAAAGACGAAGAGGCAAAAGCCCTTGAGGCGCGAGGAGAGGAGCCCGATGCTTGGATTATCTCCCGTGCTGAACTGCTCGAAATCAGCGCAGTCACAGTACCTAGCAACCCTAGTGCTGTACAACGCAATGTTTTGGCTCAAGAAGTTAAAGACATGGCAAAACTTTCCCAAGATAGCGGTCTTTTCAGCCGCTCTGACCTAGAACTCCTCTACGGGGTTCGCGCCCTTGCAGAAGCCATTGATGCTGAGGGGCTCAAATTACCCGAAAAACGCGAAACAATGTCTTCCGAAGAACTCCTCTCCTTTGCCAAACTTGCCGAATCACAAGAAGAAATCGAAATCGACGAAACTACGCGCCAAGTGCCAGAAACAGCCGAAGAAGAAACACGCAGTCCTGCTTGCCGTATGGATGGCGAGACAGTTGAAGAGTGTGTTTCAAGAAAGGTGCCGGAAATCTTAAGCGAAGACGAGGACATGGGCTCTGACCAAGCGGTTGCCATTGCTAACAGTATGTGCGAAACCGCGTGTTCTGAGAAGAGTGAGGATCCACAAGAAGAGTTGGCGAAGAATATTGAGTTGCTTGAGCGGCTAGTCGAGCAGACAGAAAGCGTCCCAGAGGAAGTTGTTATCAGTGGACAGAGATACTTGAAGGCAGATCCAGAAATGGAAGCAAAGCTTCAAGTCTTGGCCGATGTTCGTGACCTAGCGGCGCGACTTACGGCCAACGAGGAACTTAGAGGGGAGGGTCTTTTCGGCGCTCTCCAGTTGCTCAAGGAAGAAGTGACGGCGCTCCGTGAGGAGGTCGCAGAGATCCGTACTACTTCGGGGAAGGAACCAAATGATGAGCCTGTGGCTCCCAAGCGCGACTCCGACCTTTACAACCGCTTACTTGACCTCCAATCTAAATTAATTACAGTTACGGAGTAACAAACATCATGGAACGAGAAGTTCAAGATACTCTTCGTAGCATTGGTGAGAATGTTGAAGGAATTGGAGACCGCATCAAAGTGGTCGAAACATCCGTCAATGACAATCACCAGGCTATCGATGAGAGACTCAATGGTGTGGACGAGCGGTTGACCTCAGTAGAGGACACCACCCGTTCCCGCTTGGAAGTCGAAATTCCTGGTCTGGCAGAGGAGAAACGAGAGTTTTCTTTTGCTCAGGCTCTCAAGGGGATTTGTTTCGGTGATTGGGGCGATGGCTTTGAGAAGGAAATCTTCAAAGAAGCTCGTGCCGTCAATACAGGAACAGATTCCGCCGGTGGCTACTTTGTGCCAGCCAACTACATGGACGAAATCATCGAACTCGTCCGCGCTAACAGCGTGGTCGATGCGCTGGGCGTTCGTCGTTTGGATGCACAAGGTGGAATGCCTCTGGAAATCCCTAAGCAAACTGGTGGCGCGACTGCGTACTGGATTGGCGAGTCCACGGACATCACCAATTCGACCATGACCGCTGGTATGCTGACTCTGCGTCCTAAGAAGTGTGCCGCTTACACCCGCGTTTCTAACCGTTTCCTCTACAACGCCACATCACAGGCGGAAGGACTGATTCGGGAAGACATTGCTCGTGTAATCGCGCTTAAAGCCGACCTGGCTTTCTTCGAGGGAACCGGATCAAGCTTTCAGCCAGAGGGCATCAATTCTCTGACTACAGGCGCTTCCGGCACCTACAATGTCGAAGGCAGCGTGAATTACTACGATGCGTCGGCTGCCAAGCCAAACATCAACGACCTGGATGAGATGTTCAGTTCATTGCAACAGTCCAACACTGCTCGTGGAAAGATGAGTTATGTGATGCACCCAGCAGTAATGAAGGAGATTCGTCAAGAGCGTATTGTTGAGTTTAGTGGTGGCACCAATGGAGACTATGTCTTCCGCCAGAAGAGTGACGAAGCAATCCGCGATGTCCTTGGCTTTGACTGGCACACCAGCACTCAGCTAACATCTCCTGCTACTGACCAGTACTATGTCTACTTTGCCAACTGGGAAGATTCCCTGTGGGCGCAGTGGCGTGGAATGGAGCTTCTGGCTTCTAATGTGGCGTCGGACGGAACTGCGTCTGCCTTCACTTCTGACCAAACCTGGATCCGTGCCATCACGGAATTGGACTTTGGCCATCGTCATAACTCTTCAATCTGCAAAGAACTTGTAGACCTTTCCTAGGAGGATAAAAAGATGAGAAATAATCTTAATAATTACGCAAATGTGGTTCATGCGATTGATCCGGCGTCCACTAGTGGTGCTACCACCACGAGTGCCGCCATCGACACAAACGGCTACGATGAGTTGCTCCTAATTGGCCAAGCTGGCGCGATTGGGGGAACAAGCATCAAGTGGCACATTGAAGACTGCGCAACCTCTGGTGGGAGCTACGCTGCCATTACGGGAGCGGCTACTGATGCCGAAACCGTTGCGACAGCCACCTACATGGGTCGCCTCGATCTTGACGGAGCCGAGCGCTACATCAAGGTGGTTCAAACCACCGTTGGTGCTGCTCTTGGTGGCGCCTGTGTGGTGCTGTCTTGCAAGAAAGAGTTGCCTTCTGGTATGACTACTCAGTTTGATGTGACGGACGGTTCCGCCTAATCATTCATTCACTTGGGGGGGGGCGTCATTGCCCCCTCCCTAACCCCCTTCACACTCCAACCATAGAAAACCATGCCACAAGCATTCTTAAAACCAAACTGCTCCATCGAGTTGTCCTACGGAACAGTCTCCGCCGGAGACAACCCACGAGAAATCAGCGTCCCCGACAAGGACGCCTTTATGCTGAAGGATCCTCGTTACGCGCATCTTTTCGCGGATGGCGCTCCAGCCCCACCCAAGAAAGTCGCCAAGAAAAAGACCTCCAAGAAGAAGGCCACTAAAAAGAAGGCTGACTGATGCAATGGTCAGGGCTGGAAATAACCACTGTAACCCTAGTTAATGCTTGGAAGGGATGGACCTCTGACGAAGGGGTGCGCGATGCATGGCTGGGTGTGGCGATTAAGTCGATTAGTGCCCGCGTAGAGCAGGCGCTGAGGCGACCCCTACTGTCTGAGGCGAGAACCGAACACTTCACTATTGCGAAGAA